GCTTTGTAATTGCTTACACGATATTCTTCGTTCTGCAGTCTAGTTAGTTCCGACTGTGCTTTTAAAAGCTCGTCAGGATCACCTGCTTCATACGCGGTTTTATACTGCGCCTGAGCTTGTGCAAGCTGCGCTTCAATACGAGTTTTAGCCTGCCCTATAAGGGTTTGCTCCCCATCATCTAGGGTTTTGCGTAGTTTTTCGTTTTCAGACTTGATTGTTTCTGCATAACGTAACGCTTCTTCCTGCAGTCGCGCTGCTTCTTCTTTCGCACGGCGCTCCTCGTGAAACTCAAACTTTAACTGTTTGATACGTTTCTGCACCCCTTCAGAGTATTTCTCTACCTCGTCATCCGAAGGTATCTGTGGTTCGGCGTCTTCGGCGCGGCGTGGTTTCCCCTGATCTTCTTCAGGAGTGTCATCCACAACCTCAATGTCAAAAGAATCAACATCTTGTGTTTCAGGTGATTCGTTTACAACATCTTGTTGTGCGCTAGCCACTGCTTCGGCAACTGTTTCTTCTTTGAATTCTTGTTCTTCGGCCACGTTACTCATACTCTTGTATACCCCCTTGGATCATCTACCACAGCCTCAACAGTATCGTCATTGATTAGACGAAACTCTTTACCGTGTATTTTAAACCTTGTTCCTGAATAGGATCTAAAAATTACAAAATCGCCTTCTTTACAGTAGGCTCCATTAGGAAATCTTTCTTTGTCAGAGTAAGCATCTGGCCCTGTTTTTATAACAAAACCGACGATTGAAGCGGTTTCTTCTGCGCTTCTCATACCATCAGGCATAAATATTCCGCCTTCTGTCTTTTCGCTGACCTCTGGAATTCCTATGAGTAGTTTGTAGCCTTTTGGCTCTGGTAGCTGTGTAGCTACTTTTTCTTCCGTTTTAACTTCTGCTGTGTACATAATATTCCTTGCAGTGATTTAGGTTCACAGAAACCTTGCGTGGATCATCCACGAAGCCCCCAGTTAATGCATAGAACAAAAAAATCTATTCTTCAATAAATCTTTTTTCTAAGTCTTCTAGCTCTCTCTCCATTAGTTTGAGAGCCTCATAACGGCCAACAAGTCTGTTATACGCAGACATGTCCTCCGCTCTCCCGTCAGCTAGGAACTGTTTTACCTCGTCCCCAGATTCAGTGATAACACGCTTTAAGAGCGCGATAACCGTATCATCCATCCCCCTTAGTTAACTCCTTCGCTACTTCTATACCCAATTTAGCGCCAGCTTGCTGATCTTCACGTTGGTTCTTATCCAACTCGGTAGCAAGCGTAACTCCCAGTTTAGCGCCTTCTCTTTGATTCTGCGCTTTAATCTTTTCAGCTTCAAGCTGAATTTTAGCCATATCAGTCTGCATCTTATGCTGCAGCTCTTGTGCTTTGAGCTGTAGTTCTTGTTGTTGCATCTGCACAACGGGATCTTGCTGTTGTTTGGCAACTTGTTGTTGCTGTGCTTCTGTCTGATCTTTCTTCAATAGCTTCTCTGCTGCGTCTTTTGCCATGCGGGAGATATCTACCTCTATGTTTTCTGGTAGTGGTTGCTCTTCGTTTGGCATCTCCACTCCAAGCATCTTCTCTATCTCGCGGCGATACTGGAACGCAACGTGTTCGGTTATATGTGCAGCCATTGCTTGTTGTATCTGCTGCGCGAACGGAGACTGCCCCACCATCTGCATGATCTTTGGATCTTGTGCCGCTGCCATGTGAACGCCGATATGTGCTTCGTGATCCTGATACTTGAAAACCTTTACAGGCTCCTGCTTTAAAATCATCATGTTTTCGGTCACAGGATCTGCTGGTTTGATGTCATCAGGTAACTTAATTATATCGCTTGCATCCTGTATACCTAGAACTTCTAGCATCTGACGGTGTAGTTTGCCCATGTCGTACAACTGCGGTGCTTGCTGTGCTAGCTGTAGAGCTGCTTGATACTGCATAATTCTTTGCGACATCGTAGCAGCGTTAGGATCGCTCACAGGTATAACATCTATACGTTTGTCAAAGTCATCTGTTCTGCTAAAATCACCTTCCATCTCATAAGCGTACTCTGCTGGCATATAGTCATGCACTATCTTTGCAAGTAGACGTAGTTCTTTTTTCATTGCCGCATGAAGGCGAGCCTGTACACCAGACATCACTTTCATGGATCTCTCCAGAAGGGCAAGAGTTGTACCGACTGGTGCTTGAGCGTTCATGTCACCAACCTGTATGTCAGCTACAGACCCTATACGTCGTCCTTCTTCGACAATGTTGCCAAGTAAAGAATAGAGTACTCCGCTTGGCTCTTTATAAGGGATAAACGTAATTGAATCGCGGATTGCCCCACCCGGTACATCCACGTCCCTGAACTCCCCCGGCATAAGGGGCGTGTCGTCACCTTTAATACGCATTCCCCTAGCTTTAAGACCTGCAGGTAAATTCGATAACGTACCCGCATCAATAAGTTGTCGAAGTATTGAGGTGGCTGATTTCGCCAAGCCTCCAATGAGGTGAATAAGCCCTGTGCCGTAGAATCCCAGTCCCGGTAGATATCGGTAATGAACGAAATGCATACGTTTCTTTTTCTTTTCGTCATCCTCGTACCAATTCTTTCTAATAGATAGTATCTCTTGTGACGACTTATCTATGGTTATGACATAAGGTCTAGCTATACCATCAGGATCGTCAAGCTCTTCAGGCATGTTAATATCAAGATGCATCTCTAGTATAGTATGTCGATCATCATCTTCGATGATAGCCTCTTCACCATCTAGTTCATCATACTTCTCTTGTATATCAGAAAAATCTGGTTGTGGGTCGGGTAGATCTATATCTTTATAGAACCCGTTTACCTGAAGTTGTAGAATTTCGTTTTTAGTCTTCTTCATAACATGAGTGTATCTTGAACATGTCATAAGATCAGTTGCGCCATATGAAGCAACAAAGTCCTCAGATGGGACAAATACAGCGCATGGTCTATCTGTTATAGGATCATAATATACTTTTTTAAACGCTGACCCCGCTAGAGGTAACTTAAACAACATCTGCTCAAGCTCGTCTCTGTATTCTGTCATCTCTTCAGTCAAAAGATAATTAAGCTCTGTCTCTACACGCTCTGCTTGGTCAAACTTCTCTGGGGTTAGCTTTCCCATAATTTTGGCTCTGACTGGCCCACTGGCAGGAAAGAGTTCTCCCATAGCTTGCGCTTGGAACCGTACAACAGATTCGGTCAGAACAGGATGAAATACTCCAGAAGCCCCTGCCCAAGGCTGCTGACGCTCTTCTATCTTCATGCCTAATAGGTCAAGACCCTTGACATATGCTCTAGCCCAGTCGGAACGAGACTCTCTATCAGCGTTAAAGTCTGCTACAAGCTCTGATGCCATAGCTCGAAGATCACCCTCATCAATGAACTCTGCTAGGTTTGCGTCATGGTCAGGGCCAATAAGGTCTTCTGTAAGCTCTCCAGTGAAGTCAAGTACCACCCCACCGTCTTCTGTCTCCATCGACACGGCGTCTGGATTGACGATTTCTACTGTAAGTTCCTCCTCAGAGGGATTGCCTTCTACTTCCAGATCTGCTGGAACCATAGGTTTTTCAATAGCCATAAGCACTCTTTCTGATATATGTTAATTTATTCTACACAAAAACTATCGTTTGGTCTATATATTAAGTTGGCAGAGCGTGTAGGGGGGTTTACACGCCCCGCCGTGGGACAGTTGGGAGCATGTCCCGCTCTCAATGTAACCAAACCGCGGTGTAAAAACAATAATGGATCCCTTAACAATCCTTGCTGGCATAAAAACAGGGCTAGCTGCTGGTAAAACCGTAGCTGGTCTTAGTAAACAGATTGGTCAATTTTTTGACGCAACGGACGCTGCCAAGAAACAGCTTCAGAAAAAAGGCATTTCCAGTAAAAGCACCAATGCTACGGCTTTAGACCGCTGGGCTAAGATTCGTCAAGCTGCCGACGCTGAAGAGGAACTCAAGGAGTGGATTACTCAGACCTACGGAAGGTCAAAGTACCTAGAACTCTTAAAAATCAGGCGAGAAGTCCTAGCAGAAAAGCGCGAAGCGGAGGCTCAAGCAAGGCGTGACGCTATACAGCGGCAAGAATTAATGATAACCATAGTAGGTATAATTGTATTGCTTATCTTTACGTCTATAGGAGCCACCGGATACCTACACTATATGGGGTGGCTAGATATTTGGGATTATCTACCATGATTTATGTACTTGTTTTCATTCAGTTTGTGAACACTGACCACCTAAAATACTATCAAATTGGCTCGTCATACGCAGATCTTAAAGAATGTGAGATTGAAATGCTGGAAGCAAAGGAATCACTAGTCATACATAAATCTCAGACTGTTGTTTGCCTTGAAGTTGCTGGAAACTAAGAGAAATCACTACGTGATATATAGTGATACAGGCACTATACTGTTAATCACATCAAGCCGTGTGGTAGCAGAATTGTATCTAGAACACCTTAATAATATTCAACAGGTCTCCGATAAATAGGCTCGTCATCCCATTCATCAGTGGGTAGACGTATGAACCCACCCTGTCTAAAGCGCATTAGCGCCATAACAGTGCTGTCCACAAGGTCATCGTTAGACATGAACGGAAATCCTGCGACTTCTTCTACTAATTCTTCTGCCCAGCGGGTGGAGGGGACCCACGCCATGCCAGACGCTATGATATCAGCCACAGAATTTAGTCTAGCTAGCTTATCACCTGTTCCTCGGTGTGGGGTGTACTCCTGTACAGGTAGCCCCATACGGCGCATTTCCTGATAAATAGCCACACCAGAGGACTTTTTCTCCACAATAAACGCGTCTGGCTCCCAATTTTTGTACTCTTCCAGCGCAAGTTCTTTTAATTCAGGAAATTCCATCCTCT